CTGACTAATATTATGAACAATTGAATTAAAATCAAAGAATAAATATTTAGTTGATATTTTTTGATATGGATATTTGGTATCAGTTATTAAATTTTCTTTATTATATTTTAATCTAAATGTATTGAAAAATTTTTCAATTCCCATAGTTATAAATAACTTAGATTATTATTAAAATTGATAATATATTATATTTAAATAAATATTATATATAATATATAGATATATATATGGCTGAACTAAAGTCACCTTATTTTAACTTTGAATTATGTACTCATGTATTATTAGAACCTAGACAATTAAATAATAATTTGTATATTAATTTAAAAGAAAACTTAAAAAAAAAAGTAGAAAATAAATGTGTAAAGTATGGATACATTACAAATATATATAAAATTAATGAATATAATGAAGGAATATTAGAACCAGAAAATTTTTCAGGGGATGTAAAATATGCAGTAAAATATACTGCAAGATTATGTAATCCAATTGAAAATACATCTATAATATGCAAAGTTGAAAATATAAATAAAATTTTAGTTAAAGCAGTTAATGGTCCTATTATTATGATTATTAAAAAAAATGATATTAATACTACTATTTTTAAAACAAATAATAAAGGAGAAATAAAATATAAAGATAATTTATTAAAAATTAATGATTATATAATAGTTAATGTTATTGCAAAAAAATTAAATTATAATGATATTAGAATATGTACTATTGGATTTTTAGATAGAATACCTACACAAAAAGAAATAGATAAATATTTTGAACAAAATATTGAAATTGATGAAGATATAATTAATTTAAATAATAATAAGGATCCATTATCAAGTGTATCTAAAGATAATACTACTGATTCATCTTAATATATTTTTTTTATATACTAAATCTTTATATTTTCTACCATTAATAACATAATGTTTATAAATATTAACCTCAAATATTTTATACTTAGATTTTCGTTCGCATTTATATTTAATATAATCTACTGCAGCTGATTTTAAATAAAAATATCTATAAAATTTTTTTGCATCATATTTAGCATTGTTTGTTTTTTTATTAGCATAACAAATACTTTCATAATATGTTATCTTATTATATGATTTATCCATATATATATATATTATATTATAAATTTTTAATTTTTTTAACAAAATTATCATGATCTTTATTTAAATCTTTTATCATTTTTTTAAAGTTATCATTATTATTTTTATTTTCATCATCTTCATATAATTCTATTATATTATCTGTTTTTTTTACTTTTGATAAATACGAATAGTTATTAATATCTTTAGAAGAATAGATACTTTTGAACATAATTAAAAATATATAGTTAATATTTAGTTAATATATATATATATCAACTTTTATCATCCTCAATTTTTAAATGTTCTTTTACTTTATATATTATAGCTTCTCTTTTTTTATCTAATAGTTCTAATTCTGTTTGCTTACCAGTAATAATATCATTTATTTCATTAAAATCTTTTATAAGATTATTATAAACTTCATCATCATCTATATATTCTGGTATTTTCTTTTCTTCTTCAGGCATTATTATATTTAAAAAAATTTATATTCTTTTAAATATATTATTATTTTTACCTTTAATTTTTACTTCTCCAATTACTTTAGTTTTTTTTAATTGCTTTACACTACAATATGTAATTTTTAAATTTTTAAAATTTTTATATTTACTATTTTCTTTACATAAATTTGCTCCATAAATAATATTAATTTTACTTGTATCTGTAGATTTCATTATAACATAAGGTGAAGTAAATTTATCTAAATGAAACCATATATCATTTTGATTTGAATTATCTAAAATATTCCAATTATCTTGGGCATTTTCTCCAAGTATATAAGTTATATTATTATTAGTAAATTCTTTCATATATTACTAATTGTAATTTAAAATACTACTGAATCTATAAACCATGTATTACCTAATTTATCACTTTCTTCTTTAGAGAGTGTTCCTTCAATCATAAATACAATAAGATATTTATATTTATATTTAGTTAAACATTCTAATATTTTTGTATATATATCACTATCTTGTGGAAACTCATCTATATCCATAGTTATAAGCGTTTTTAACATAAAAGGATTTAATATTTTATGATGTTTTACAATATCTATAATTATGGGAGAAACTAGTATTTTATGTTTTTGTATAAAATTACAACTAATTTTATCATCATCTACTAATTTTATATAATTACCATTAATTATCTTTAACTCAATTTTATTTTTATTTATAGTAAAATTTTTATTTATAAATTGAGTTATATTATTATTAGTTCCACCAACAATAAATGTATTTGGAACTATTTTTTTAATATTTTTTTTTTTTACTTTTACTATTTCTTTTTTTTGAAAAAATCTAACACCATAACGTTTATCTACATCTCTTAATGATACAATTATACCAATTGTATCATTAATTTCAAATTTTTTTACTAAATCATGAAATAAAATATGGTCTCCTTTTTTCATATTTATTATATTAGTCTTATATTCTTAAATATATAAAGTTAATTTATTTTATTAATTAAATTATGAGTCAAACAGAAGTAACGCCTAATATAGATTATTTACTTGGATTTATTGAAAAAAGATTAGATTCTTTAATACAAATTTATATTAAAGAAAGAACTGAAAAAGGAGATGGTATATTATTAGTTACTGGTGATAAAGCAAATGAAAAAGTTGATGTTGGTTTTCTTAAAATGGATATAATTAATGATGTACTAAAAGAAAAAATTAAAGAATTAAATTATACTAAATCAAAAGCATATTTTTTTGCATATGATGTATCAGATCCAAATATAAATTCATTAATTGAAAAAGAATTACAAACTAGTTAAATTATAATTACATAAATTATTATATTATAAAAATTTATAGTATTTATTAACATTAATATTTATTTTATCCTCAGTTATATTATCATTATATTTTTGTATTTTATCATCATGAATTAAATTTATAAGTGAAATAAATTCATCTTTTATAGCAAAACATATTTCATTATTATTAGCAAGTATAAAAAATGATTCAAAATAATCAAATATTTCTTTTTTTTTTTCATTTAAATTATAAATATCATTCAATATGTTAATATCAATTAAAAAATAATTATCTATTTTTTTTTTTAAAGTATTATAATTTATTTTTGCTATATAAAAATTATCTTCTATTTTTTTTAAAATATAATAAATTTGGGTTTTATTATCTAATTTATGTTCTTTTATAAATATTTTATAATAATTAAATATTAAAAATATTACTGGTAGTATTATAGTTATTATAAAATAGAAAATCATATATATTATAAATAAATAATTTAATTATTTATAAAAGAAGTATAATGTAAAATATAAATAGAATTTACTATATTGGTATAACTTTTATCAGAATCTTTAAAATAATTTTTTTTAAGAGTATTTAAGAAATTATCCCATATTCTTATATATTTATTACTTTTTAATAAACTAATTTTATTAGATTTTAATTCAATTATATATTGTGTATGAATATCATAATAATAAGTTATATCATATTTATCAATTTTCTTTAATAATAATTTAGAATATTTTAAACTACTTGCCCATGCTTTCTCTACATTATATTGTCTAAGATACTCAATCTCTCTATCTAAATTTAAACTTTTTTTCATATTAATAATAACAACTAAATTAATCTATAAATATTTTGTTTATTATATATATAATGAATAATGAAAATGAGAAAAGAAAAAATGATATGAGTAATCAAATGTTTAATAATGTAACATTTAATGATAATTGTTCAAATTATTTTAATACTATATCTGAAAATCCTCAAAAAATAATTAATTTAGATACTAAATTATTTAATAATATATTATCAAATGATTTTATAGTAGGAACTGATACAAGAAATAATAATAATAAAGAAATAACTTCAATAGATTTAACTGATCGTAAATTTCATTATCAATATAGAAATTTTCAAAATTCTAATATATATAATAATAATTTTATGCAAGGCGGTATTGATACTAGAAAATTAAATGTAACTTGCAATAATTAAATTATCTTATATATATATATATATAAATGTCATTTACTAGAACTAAATATGATTCATGTGAAAAATCCGCATCATGTAGTATACCACGAGGAACAGGTGAATATATAATGGATATTAATAGATTTGAAAATACAACAACTTGTAATATAAATAAAAATTCAGATATAAATTATTATTATTCCGATATTCAAAATAGAATAAATATAGAAAATGAATTAAGGGCATTAAATCATCAATTAGGTAATTGCACAACAAATAAACCAGTTCTTTGTTCGGCAGATCCTACACAAAATATATGTAGACAAACATCAGCAGTAAAGACTATATGCGATCCAAATAAATTACTATGTGGTAATAATTCAAATTCAATAAATTGTTTTGGATTAAATGCAGGATTAACTTGTGAAACAAATAGTTATGAATTATTAAAATAATTTTTATCTTTATATAATATATAATAGATATGGCTAGTACTAGACAATTAAATGATTCATGTTACTTTAAAACATTATGTGCAGAAAGTAAAGCACCAAGTAATTATATATTAAATACTAATGTATCAATACATAATAATAAATGTCATCCTAAAGAAACTCCAAATAATACTAAATTAAATTATAAAAATGTTAATATAGAAAGTAATTTATTTAATATATCAACTAAACAATCCAAATGTATAGATGGTAATACATTAAATGATAAAAGAAAGGGTGTTAATAATAATGATTTACAAATTAATGATTGTGATAACAGTATACATACTCAATATAATAAATCTAATTTAAATATTATAAATCGGGGTAATGATAATTTTAATAAAAATAATCATCCTTTTAATCATCCACATGGTAATAATTTAGATTATTATAATTCAGGAAATTATGGATTTTCTAAGTGTAAACCTTTTAATCCAGAAGATGATCATTCTCAATGTTATAATGGTAGTGATTTGCAAAGATTAGGAGGTTTTGATACAATGATGGCAGCGAAGGATGATTATAAAAACAAAATTGATTATTATAGTAAGATGAATAATAATAATAATCTGTATAATAATGATTCTAATAATTTTCTTGAATATGAAAATACAATAATATCTAATCAATGTCAATATAATTGTAATTAATAAATATATAAAATATTATAATATTTTATATATATATATAAATAAATGACGGAATTATTTTTATTAGGAACAATTGGCATTGGTAGTTATTTATTAAAAAATTTAACCGAAGAGAATGAATCATTTAATAGTAACTCTTCTAATGTAATAAATAATGATATATCTAAGAATAAAGATAAAGAAAATAATGATAATAAATTTAATGAAGAACTTACAAAATATTATGATAAACAAACATTATGTGCAAAAAAAATAAATTCTATTGATGATATTTCTAATCTAAATACGAATTGGTCTGCATTTGATGAAAATGAAAATGAAAATGAAAATGAAAATGAAGATAATTGTAATAATTATTATTTTTCATCTAGTAAAGGATTAATACAAAATCCAAAACTACAGAATAGTGTATTAGATAGATTCCTAGGAGCTAATCCACAAAATATATTAAAAACGGAACATGAAAATTTATTTGAAAATGTATCAGAAGATATACATGGATTAATATATAATAATGAAGAAGATAGATATAATATATCAACAATTAGAAATAATGAAAGACTACATGAACAAATAGCAGTAGGACCTGGGTTAGGTTTAGAACCAACTGAAAATTCAAATCAAGGATTAAATGCAGGATTGACTTATCGTGTTCCTGTTAAAAATATAGATGAATTAAGAGTCCATAATAAACATGATATAAGAGAAAAAACAAATGCAGTAAATGAAGCTGGTTTAAAATATTCTAAAATGGGATTATTAGGTAAGGTTTTTAGAAATAAACAATATGAAACTTTTAAAATTACTACAGAAGATGATCTTCAACCAAATGATGGACTAGCAAAGAAAGAAAGAGGTAGAGGTGAAATAAGAGAACCAAATAACAATCCGTTACATATGGAATGGTATGGTCAACATCATAATAATAATATAGGAACACAACAACAAGGTAAAACACAAAAGCCTAAAACAGATCCATTGAAAGGATTTGATGTTGGTAATTATAATACAGGTAATGCACAAATGAAAGCATTTGATCCAAATGATAAACCAGCAACAACATTAAAAGAAACTTATATTAATAATAATCATTCCGGTAACTATAATACTGGTAATACACAAATGAAAGCATTTGATCCAAATGATATACCAGTTACAACATTAAAAGAAACTTATATTAATAATAATAATTCCGGTAATTATAATACTGGTAATACACAAATGAAAGCATTTGATCCAAATGATATACCATCGACTACATTAAAAGAAACTTATATTAATAATAATCATTCCGGTAATTATAATACTGGTAATACACAAAATAAAGTATATAATCCAAATGATATACCAGCTACTACATTAAAAGAAACTTATATTAATAATAATCATTCCGGTAATTATAATACTGGTAATCCACAAAATAAAGTATATGATCCAAATGATATACCTGTTGCAACATTAAAAGAAACTTATATTAATAATAATCATTCCGGTAATTATAATACTGGTAATACACAAATGAAAACTTTTGATCCAAATGATAAACCTGTTACAACATTAAAAGAAACTTATATTAATAATAATCATTCTGGTAATTATAGAGGAACTAATAATTCATATACATTTGATCCAACAGATGTTCCAGCGACGACATTAAAAGAAATATTATGTAATTGTTATAATCTTGGAATTGCTAAGGGAGAAATTAATAAGTCTTATACAAGAGATCCAAATGATATACCAGCGACAACATTAAAAGAAATATTTATAAATAATAATTATTTAGGAAATATTAATAAAACTAATACAGATGGATATAAAATAGCTAATATTGAATTAGCAACAACACTAAGATCAATACATAATATTTTTTATCAAGGTATAATAAATGGAAAAAAAAAACCAAAAGATTATTCTGGTAAAGTATGTATAGATGATAAGAAAAATGATATTGAAAAATCTTTAGAGAAGATTGTTAAATTAAATAAATATGGTTTTCCTGTTATTGCAGATAAAAATAATATAGGAGAATATTATGCAAAGGATAATGCAACATCTGGTAGAGTAAATAGTGGTAGTTCTGCGAATCAAATAATAGATAAAGAAAATATTGGCATATCATGTTCAAGTGAATATAATAATGTAGGAGATAGAATAACAAATGATATTAATGATTATCTAAAACAGAATCCATATGTTAATCAATTATTAACTAAATTTGATAATTAAGTTAAGTTCTAACTAAATTTGATAATTAAGATTTCAATACATCAATATCTTTTCTGATAATATCTCTAATATTTTTTGTTAATATACCTCTAATATAATTATATGCATTTAAAATTCTATCAGTTTCTTTTGCACCAGTAATAATAATATTACCAGATTGAAATACAAAAATAGAAACTGGTTTCATATTTACATCTTCATTATCATTATATTTAATATTTACACAAGCATGTATACAAGGTTCATATCTACAATTAATTTTGTCTTCTAATAATATTCTATATAATTCTTCTCTTTTTATCGAATAAGGTATTTTAAAATTACTATTTATCAATATTATTTTAAAGTCTGAAATAAGTAATTCTTTATTTTCTTCAATGAATGGTTTTTCTACTATTTTATTATTTTCTATACGAGCATATATTTTACTTAATTTCTCTTTTAGTTTATTAATTACATCAATACAGTCTTCTATTGATTTACACCCAGACATTTGTATAGATCCATTTTTAAAAAGTTTTAAATTTATATTTTTTTTACTATAATTAGAATAAATAAGCATTGTTAATTGATTAAAAAATACTTTATTTGCGTTCTTCTTCTTCTTCTTCTTTACTGTAATATTAATTATAGAATTTATTTTATTACAATATTTTATTGTATTAATATTATTATTATCTAAATCCATATAGTCAAATATATTTTGTAAATATATTGTTATATTTAATTTACAACATGCTGATAATGTAGATATTTTTAAATTTTTAGGTATTTTAGAAAAATCATATTTTTTCTTTAAATCTTTTATATCCATTTATATTTTATAAAATATATTTCTTTAAATATTATTATATAAATATTATTGCGTAAATATTATTTAATATCAATTTTTTTATTATAGGTTATATTTATTTTCTTTATATAATAATATATATAGAATGTCTCAAATGAATATTGATAGTTTGTTTTTAAATGATGATGATTCATCATTAATGGCTAATTTTGGTCAATCTGATAATTTATTAGGAGGAAGAAGAAGAAGAAAATCTAAAAAGAGTTCAAAGAAAAAATCAAGAAGAAGAAAAAAAACTTCAAAGAAAAGATCTAGAAAAAAGTCTAGAAAAGGATCTAAAAAAACATCCAGAAGAAAGTCTAGAAAAGGATCTAAAAAAACATCCAGAAGAAAGTCTAGAAAAGGATCTAAAAAAACTTCTAGAAGAAGAAGAAGAAAATCAAAGAACTCTGATGTAGATGGTGGAAAAAAAAGAAGAAAATCAAAAAAGAGTTCGAAGAAAAAACCAAGAAGAAGAAGAAAAACTTCAAAGAAAAGATCTAGAAAAAAGTCTAGAAAAGGATCTAAAAAAACAGGTAGAAAGGGATCAAAGAAAACTTCTAGAAGAAGAAGAAGAAAATCAAAGAAATAAATTAGATTTAAGGAATCTTTAATAAATAATAATATAATTATTTATTAATGAAAATAGTATCATGGGATATTGGTATTAAGAATTTGGCGTATTGTATATTAGAAGAATCTAATAATACAGAAATTCCATTTAAAATATATGATTGGAAAATTATTAATTTAATTGAGAATAATAATAAGTGTTATGGTTTTATTAATGATAATATAGTAGTTAAATGTGATAATAATATAACTCATAAATATGATATATTAGATAAATGCTATTATTCTTGTAATATTCATAAAAATCAATATGAAAAAATATTAAAAAAAAATTTAAATGATATAAATGATATAAATGATGAATATGAATGTGAAATTTTAATTAAAAAAACTGGACTTCCTTGTAAGAAGAAAGCAATATCGCAATATAATAATTGTTATTATTGTAATACTCATTGCAATTATATTAAAAAAAAAATGAATAATTCAAAAATAGAAAAAATAAAACAAAATGCAAATAAAGTTCCAATAGAAATAATTAAATTAAATATGGTTAATAGATTAGATGAGTTACCACAATTATTAGACGTAGATAGGGTTATAATAGAAAATCAACCAGCATTAAAAAATCCGAAAATGAAAGCTATATCAGATACATTATATACTTGGTTTTTAATTAGAGGATTAATAGATAAAAAAAATAATTCATCAATAAATAAAGTATTATTTACATCACCATCGAATAAATTAAAAGTAGATAATAATAATACTATTAAATTATTATCAAATACAAAAAATGATACTGAAAAATATAAATTAACAAAAGAATTAGCAATTCAGTATTGTAACCAATTAATAAAAAATGATGAAAAAAACTCTATTTTTTTTAATAATAAAAAAAAAAAAGATGATTTAGCAGATGCATTTCTACAAGGAGTATATTATATTAAAATACTTTCTAAATTATAAACTATTCCAATAATTGTAAATTCATTGCTTTTTCTATTGAATTATTTAATGTACTTATTGGTTTTTTTCTTTTAAGAACTAAACTTTCAGTTAATTTATTAAAATTAGAGTTATTATTATCATTATTATTATTTATTTGTTTTTCTTCTATAATTGGTATAATTGATTTTAATGGTGGTATAATTAATCTATAATCAATATTTGTATTTAAAAATTTTTTTCTAAATATATCTATACTTAATTTACCACCAAATATATCTAAACTATATTTAGATGGTGCTGGTTTTATTTTTTTATATTTATTATTAAGTTTATAATATAATTGATTTAAATGAGATGATCTTTCCCATATTTTATAATCATTTAAATCAACATTATATGCCATTGCACAATTAAAACTACAAAAATAACCATACATATAATAATGATTATCTAATTTACGTTCTGGTAAATAAATTGGAGTATTATTAAAACAATGACAGCACCACCAACATACTAAATTACTATTTTGTTTAATATTATTATGTATATTAATACTACTATAATTATAATTTATAGTATCATTACTTGATATAATAGTTTTTTCTAATATTTTTATATGATTTTGTAAAGTATCAATTTGATCTAATAAAATAGTTTTATTATATTCATCATTATTTTCTTTATTATCCTTATTAGTTGTATTAAATAATTTTGATGATATATTAGTTTCTTTTTTAGTTATATTATTTTTATTATATGTATTATTAATATTATTAATATTATTTTTAATATTATAAGTATCTATTTTTTCTATTGTGATCGGAATATGTGCAATTAAACAATCATCTATAGTTAAATCTGCAATATTTTCTTTATTATATACTTTCGCTATAGGTTTTCTACCTTTTTTTTTTAAATTTTTATTCTTCTTCATAATTTATTAAAAATAAATCATATTTCTTTAAATTTATTAATTATTTAGTATTTATCTTTAATATTGAATTTTTATTTTTCTCAGATCCAAGTGTCATAGATGAACTTACAGAAAGACTACTTGAATCATCATTATAATTGTTATTTTTCTTTAAATTATTTAAAAGATCCTTTATATCACTACCATTATTACGTGGTATATTTTGTTGTAATTCTTGTTGTTTTTTTAATAATTCATTTTGTTGTTGTTTCATAGTTTCATATAATTCCTGTTGTTTTATATTATAAGAACTATTTTTATCATCACCACCATCACCATTAATACTACTATTAATTTTATTATTAATATTATTTAAAATATCTTGATTATTTAGTATATTACTTGCACCAGGTATCGCATCTGATATTGATTTACTAGCATGAAATGTAACGGCACTTGCTGATAGCATTAATAATAATTTAATTTCAGGTTCCATTTTCCTTCCGGTATATTTATATTTATCATATAATTCACTAAATACATCAGTATAATTATCGGAATTTACCTTTATTTGTTCAGACCAACCACTTAATTTAAAGCCAAAAGGATCATATCTATCATTTAAAAATTCTAAACCTGTAACAGCATTCATTAGAAAACTTTTTCCTAATTCTACTCCATCCTTTTTAGTTTGATAATTTGTCCAATGATTTATTTCAAAACACATCTCTTCATAACTACTGTCTAAAGTATAATTTTTAGTTAAATTATATCCTCTATTTTTTAATTCTATTAATTTTGCTAATTTTTCCATTTTTTTAAATCTTTTAGCTTTTTCATCTAATCTATCATATGGTATAGTATCTGGATTAATATTAAATCGACCAGCATCTATATTTGACATTTTAGGAGATTCAATACTATTATTATAATTATTATTTTCTGAAGAATTATCTTTAATTCCAGTTTTATCTATACTATCATCATTACTATAATTATTAATAACTAAATTATGTGATTCTGATGTATCAGAATCATTATTAACTAGTGGAGAATTAATATCTACTGATATTTTATTATCACCATTATTTAATAATTTACTTTGATCTGCAATCATTGATAAATGTAAAGTGGTATTTGTATCAGTTACTTTGTTAGTAGTTGCCATTTATTATTAAATAGAAACTAATACTTCCTTAAATACGCATAATTTATAATTTTTTTATACAACTTATAAATTTTCCATAATACTCATAAATAACATTGCTGACATTATAGCAGTTTGAGGATCTTTATTTGCTCCATATGCAATTAATGATAATACTGCCATTCTAAACCATGGTTGAACAAATAAGTCTACAAATACTTGTGGTAGTGGAGGAGCAGCTTTTCCTCCATATAGTGCTGTGAATAATGTGACGAATATAAACATTGATGAGTTTTTGTCAGTTAATGTTTTAAAAACTCCATTTAACATTGTATCAAGATTTTCCATTATATATATATATATATATATAATATTTTTTTTCTTAATTTATTATAAATGAATAATTTATTATATAGTGATATAACAGAAGAATATCAAAACTATTCGGGTTCGGATATTAGTAATTATAATAATAATTGTAGATATAATTTAAATTATGATATAAATAATGATAATAATCTAAATAATAATATAAATAATGATAATAATCTAAATAATAATTTAAATAATAATTCTAATTTAAATAATAATTCTAATTTAAATAATAACTATAATATTTTAAATAATCAACAAAATTTAGAAAATCTAAATAATAATGAATTTAATAATGAATTGTTGGATACAATATTATTATGTAGAAAATCTAGAACATATTTAAAAAATAAAATATTTGAAGATGAATTTATTATTAATATTATTAATAAAATAATAAATTTAGATAAAGAAATAATATTTACATTGTTGTTAGGAATGATAATTATTCTTATTATTAGATTAATATTAAATTTAGTAAATAAAATAGCTAATTAATTAATTTATACCAATTAATATATAAAATATTTGGATAAATGAAAAAAACTATTGGTATTCCTTGTTTTTTTAATTTTTTAATAACATATAATGCCACATCATCTATATTATATTTTGGTAGTCCAAATATAATATATGGTATTGTATAGATACATTCAGATTTATTATTTGTTACATATAAAACAATTGTTTTAGAACATAATTTAAATATTGTATTATTCGTTTCACTTTTTATTTTATCCTTTTTTTTCTTTAAATCTGATATTATTTTTAAATTATTAGAAGTCATATATAAATTTATATATAAAAAAAAATTAATAATTAATAATAATTATGAAATATACAAATTTATTAATTAGTGGAGGTGGTATATATGGTATAATGATATTAGGTATAATAAAATATTTACAAGAATATAAAATATTAGATAATATTAAAAGGTATTTAGGAACTTCGGTTGGTGCAATTATTTGTTTATTATTAAATATTAAATATTCTATTAGTGATATTTATGAATTTATTAATATATTTGAAATTGATTTATTAATAAAAGATTTTTCAGAACATAAAATCAATTTATTAGATAGTTTAATTAATAATTATGGATTAAATAATAATAATAGTTTAAGATGTATTCTAGAAAATTTTTTATTAGCTAAGAATTTAAAAAAAGATATTACATTTAATGAATTATATTTGAAAACTAATAAGGAATTAATAATTAATGTAAGCTGTATAAGTAATTGTAAAATAGTTTTTTTTAACTATATAACAAATCCTAATAATAAAGTTATTGATATTATATTGATATCATGTAGCATACCAATATTCTTTTATCCAACAAAAATAGATAATAAATATTATGTTGATGGAGGATTATATGATAATACACCAATATTTTATTTTAAAGATGAATTAGAGAAAACATTAATAATATCAAATCAAAATAAAGAATTCGATAATATTAATAATTTTGAAAGTTACTTGACTAGTTTATTTTTTTCTAAAATGGATTATAATCAATATAATAATAATAATATAATAAATGAACAAAATATAATATATTTTATTAAATTAAATAATATTAATATGATAGATTTTAATTTATCTCAAAAAGATAAAAAAATATTATTTAATAATGGAGAAAAAATCGGATTAAATTATATTAAAAATAATTACTATTATATATTTTACTTAAAAAAAAATATAACTTTTAATAATATATATTAATGACTAAGAATAATATTTCTGTATATTATTGTTTATTATATACAACGATTGGAGATATTATTGGATTTGATAATGGAAATCAAAAAACTAATAAAGATTATTATGGTATTATGACCAAAAAAGATAATCCATATGATTATATAGAATTATCTAGTGAGACATGTAATCACATGATATTTGAATTTATAAATAAGGGATTATTATCTGGATTACGATTAATATATAATAAAGAAAGTAAAATTGTATCTTCAAATACTATACTACATCTTGCGGTTGCAAATGGTTTAACAGAAAAATATAATACATTAGATGAAATAATTACTAATATAAAAAATAATATCATTACTTCTTATGAAAATGATAAACTAAAACAAGAAAGATATTATAGTAATATTATAATTAAACAAATACAAAATCTTAAAAAAAAAAATTATAATTATAAAAACGAAAAATATAATAAAAATCAATATTCTTCTGATGTTGCAACTAGATGTATGATAATTGGAGTAATTTTTAGTAATGAAAAAGATTTAAATAAATTATTATATATTACTATTAATAGTGCTAGATTAACTCATAATAATGGTATTAGTATATTAGGTGGAATTTGTAGTGCTTTATTTTGTAGTTTTGCTGTGAATTCTATTAATATTACAACTTGGATATTCAAACTAATTAAAATATTAGAATCAAAAAATTTTAAGAATATATATTTAGAAAATACAAATTCTGAAAAGGAATACTTAATAGATCTAGAATTATATATTTATCAGTGGAAAAAGTATATTGATTTTAGATTTACTGATAAAAAAGAAATTAAGATATATAGGCATTTAATTAATCCTAGTATGAAGTATCAAGAATATTTTACAAAATTTAGTAATAATAAAGAGATATTTTATCCAGGTGATTCTGGTGATGATTGTATGATTATTGCTTATGATTGTTTTTTAGATATTAAATCTAAATTTATTCAAGAAGATTCGCCAAATCCAAATGCTTATGATCAATTAGTTTGTTATTCTATGTTAAATACAGGTAATAGTAATAATATAGGTAGTATAGCATCTTGTTTATATGGACTAACATATTTCTATAAAAATATATATTCTTTAATTGGAAATAATATAGAAATAAGAGAAAAAATAAATAATATTACAGAAAAATTTAAAAAAATATTATAATTTATTAATATAATTTAATATTGAGTTAATATCTCTTTTATCAGTATATTCTATATATTTATTATTAACCTTAAAAAGTAGTGTAGGAAATCCATTTATATTTCTATCAATACATTCTTGTTTATTTTTATCTCCATCAATTAAAAAATATTTAATATTTAAACTATCTAGTTCATTTGTTAATTTGTTCCATATATTACTTAAGAAATTTTTAGAATGTCCACACCAGTTAGTATAATATAAATATACTTCAATATTATTATTATTATTATTAATATTTTTAGTATATTTAGATTTATATATACAACCACATATTAATAATAATACTATTGATAATACTAACCAAATTAAATTATTATACATTTGTTATAATATATTATATAGATATTAATATTTTTTTCTTTTCATTGTATATATATATAATAAATAACGATGTCAAAACTCAAAAGTATAGAATTTGCAAAGACAGGAGAAGATTCAACACATAGTGAAGAGAGTTTAATAAAAAGATTTCTTGGAGTTAGTGATACTGGAAAAAGAAAATTTAAGATTATAGGAAACGAAATTAAACAAGATGCTACTGGAAAATGGATAGATCGTCGGGAGGGCCAAGATAAGATAGTAAACGGTGGTAAAGAACTATATAATAAAGATATTAGTATTGGAATGAACGAAAAGGATTGGACGACGATTCATGAAAAAAAAAAAGATTTATATGACCAAGTGTGTACTATGCAACATGGGAGTTCTGATTTATGTAGTAAAAAATTTATTGTATTATTAACATCTATGTTATATGAAAGAGGTGGAAGTCCTTGGTCATATAGTAATACATTTAATAAGAATATGACAGCTCTTACTGAAGTTATGAAAATTATAAATGTATTAGCTCATAATACTCTAGTCGCGTGGGATAAAGCACAACAGAAGTTCGCTGCGGAACTGGCTCCACACCACCGAGAGCGTGCAGCTGGTTCTGGAACAGCTGGTGGAAAGGACGAACATGCTGATCAAGGAGATGTACAGAGAGAATTAGCGAACTGGGAAAAAAAAGCCGAAGGCGCTGGTGGAGGTAGTTTTAGAACTAGACCCATACGTGGTGGAGGATATTATCCGGATGATGCATACAAACAATGGATGCAATCCGGTGGACCCAATATATTTTTATTATTAAATGCTTTATATAATTTAAATGTTATGGGTTTTAGAACAAGTGGCTTATTTCAAGTAGAATCATCAGATGATTATTTCGCAGAATTTAATAAAAGAATGGGTGGACTTCCTAATGAGTTTAAGATTACTGCTTATCCAGAATTTAAAAAATGGGTAGAAGTAATTATTGATATTGTTAATAGTAATAGAGAAATATTTGATAGTGGTAATATAGCAGAAAGAGAAGCTTTATCAGGACTAGGACCATACAAAACATTTATGGATACATCAGCAAAAGTATACAATGTTGAATGGGTTGGTCAAGGATCACCATTTGATATGTGGGCTGCAAGTGGATTAAATACAATGAGATATGTATTTGATAATTATGGATATAATCCAATACCTCAATATAATGCGCCTATCTCTATGCAATTAATGGGTGGAGGTAATAATAACAAAATAGGACGATTCACATTTGAAGATATTGTTTCTAGTGTAAAAGGAACTGCTAATAGTAGTGAATTTATAGGCGGATTTATGTCAAAAAGAACTAATAATTACGAAGGAGCATTATTAGTAAATAAACTTTCATCATATTATCAAAATATTAAAACTGCTTTAGCTTCACAAAATAAGAAATTAGATGATCAATCGGATAATTTTATGAAGTCTCTATTAAATGATGTTACAATTATGATTAGTACTATAGAAGAACAATTAAGAAATTTATCTGCTTGGGTTAGCACCCAAGGAGATCAAAAAGTCAGTTCTGGATCACCACAAGAACTAAGCTTAGAAAGAATTTTAGATCAGTATTCTACTAAAATGCGTGAGATGAGATCAAAAATGAATGAATGGGGTTCTAATGCTCACCAAATACAAATATTAATAAATGGAAAAGAAGTATAAAAATTGAACAATATTATTATTGAATTAATTAAAAATATATTTATATTAAAATATATTTTTAAATGTTTGGCTTAAAACTTAAAATTGTTAATGAAGATGAAGAAACAAAACAAAAATTAAATAAATATTATTGGATACATACAAATGAAGAATTAGATAAAATAGATGATGATACTGAAGGAGGTATTAATTATGAAGAAGTTACTCCATTATTTGGAGAAAAAATAGAAGAAGATAATAGAAAAGAAAATTACTTATTTCCTTCTTTTGAAACTCAAGAAGAAACAGATAATTGGTTAAAATCTTTAAATTTAATTGAATTACCTTGTGCGTTTTATAGATGTCAAGATATTAATAGTAGTGGTTTAGATATAATCATTCCCGAAAATATAACAATTCCAGCAAAATCTTATGGCTTTAAAATAAAATTAGGTATTGCATGTGAGCCTATTAAAATTTATGGAATAAAAGAAGATGACCCGGCATATAAATCCGCAAAATGTGGTTATTATTTATATCCTCGAAGTAGTTTATCAAAAACCCCTTTACGATTAGCAAATAGTGTTGGAATTATTGATAGTAGTTATCGTGGAGAAATTATGGCAGCAGTTGATAATATATCAGAAAAAGATTTTGATATAAAACAAGGACAAAGATTATTTCAATTATGCAGTCCTACCTTAGAACCAATAAATTACATAGTAGCGAATGAATTAACAGAAACTAAAAGAGGAGAAGGTGGTTTTGGTTCAACTGGAAAATAAAAAATTAATTAATAAATAATAATGAACAAATACCATTTTGTATTTTTAAAATATTATATGATAGATTAAAAACTATAATTTCTATCTCTTCATTTATTAATTTATTAAAATCTAAATTTAAAATAATATTATTAATTCTACTTAAATTAATAGAACCGGTTGGTTGTATATCTTCTGAATTTAAACAAAAAGTATAACAATTAATACCAGTATTTGGGATATTAGAATGATAGTATAGAGGTATAATATAATTAAAATATTTTGTTTTATTATATCTTAATATATTAATATCATTAAAATATAAGTTACTATTTGATATTAATATACTAGAGTTATCTGTTAAACTATCATTATAATTATATATATCAATTTTTTTATTATATTTTAATTTACAAAACCAAATTATTTCTTTACAACTATTAAAAAAATTTAATGTAAAATTTAGATTTTTATTTATTAATGAATTATAAATACTATGTTGTGTTAAATTTATTAAATAATTATGATTTGTTTTTTCAAAAAATAATTTTTCCTGAATATCTAAATAAATATAATTAGTAATTAAATTTATTTTTTCAACATTAATATTATAATCATAAGTTAATATTTTAGGAATTATATAATTATTTTTCTTTGGTGTAACTTCAAAATTACTAGTAAGACCTATAATATTATAATTAGTTATTGTTATATCAGTATCCATCGTTGGAATTATAAATTCATTACTTATTTGAATATAATTAATAACTTTATTATTTATATCATAATTTAAGAATAATCCTATATTTTTAATATTATTTATTGTTTGTTCAATTATCTCATAATTTTCTAGATATATAATATCTTCTTCTATTTCAATACTTCTATTTGGTCCAATACTACATATATCATTTTTACTATTGATTGTTATATTTATATTTATATCATGATATTTTATGGCTATTAGAGGTAGTGCTAGATTAGAATTTTTAAACCAAAAATATAATGGGACATATAATTCAATTTTATCTTTTTTTTCTGAAAAAGAATATATATCTGGTAAATTTCCTATCATATTATCTATATTTTTTTGCATACTATTTTCGGTTAATTCATACCATACATTTAACCAATCACCATATATAGTTTCAATAATATTACCACCTATTTCTATTTCAACTTTATTTATAAATGCAAATCCTAATTTTTTAGCCCATGCAAATCTAACAAATTTATTAGTTGTATTTGTTATGGAATCGATATATTGATTTATATTAGATATTTTTATATATAAATATGTATCACTTAATAAATCTCCTATTTTAGATAAATTACAACTAAGTTTCTTATCAAACTCAAATTCTTGTTTAAAATATTGATTTATAGATTCTATATGAAAATTAGATATTTTTTTATATACTTTTTTAAAAAAAGTAATTTCTGGTTTATCTATTAGATATAAATCTTTACTACCCGATAAAGCTAATGATATTAAACCGCCAGTCATTTATTATATAATAATATATATTTTTAAATATTAAGCAAATATTAAATTACCCATACCACTAATGATTTTTAATATATTATAACTTTTTGTAAATATATAAATATTTGCATTATCTTTCGTATTAAAAACATCATCTTTTAAATAAACTCTTAATATAGTATTATTTAGCACTGAAAAATTCAAAGATCCTGTTGGATTAAAATTAGTAGGATCTAATGAAAAAGAATAAATATTAACACCTAATTTTGGAGTAGAATTATAATATTTATAAGAATTAATATAATTTAAATATATATCATTGTATGGTATTGTTATTTTTTTTTCATTTATAGTTATATATGATTCCTTAATAGGATTATCATTTTCATTTAATATATTAATATAATCGTATTTATTATAATTTTTATTAATAATATCATTATGTTTTATTAATACAAAAATCATATCTTTTATACAATTCTTAAATTGTAATGGAATATCTATATATGTTTTTTGATAATTTAAATTTCTACTAATTAAATATTGAATTTCCTCTATTAAATATTCATCTCTTTTTATAATATTACTATATTTATTATCCATATATATATAATCAACAATCAAACTTGTATTAAATTTATCTTTATTTAAAATCACGCTATTATTTTCCATTATAACCAAATTTTCTAATTTATTTATTTTATATTTTAATGTTATATTTGAATTATTTAATTTATTAATATGTAGAAATTGTTTCTTATAATTACAAAACCAAAATGGTATCTTAACATATAAAGTATATTCTTTTTTGGCTTCAGAATCATAATTTGTTAAATCACTAATATTACCAATTAATTTATTATACTTTTCTTTATTATTCTTAGTTGTATTTATTTCAAAATCAATACAAAAATATTCCCTAGGAATATTGTTTATTAATTTATCATTAAAATATAAACTACAATTTTCAAATATATTTAATCCTAAATTTTTTATCCAGCTAGATTTACTCTTATCTCCTTTATTATAAGGATTTAAAACTAAATTATCAATCTCATCTTCAATAAGTAGATACTTATTAATATTAATATTAATAGTAGATATCATATTAGAACAATCTTCTATAATTCTATCTGTTTCTTTACTAATATTCTTAAATTTATTTTTAATATCAATTAAATCTTTAATATCTAAATTATTAACTTTATATTTTAATGAATGATGATTAGAATCATCTATTAAAGGAAATACTTTATAACTATCTGCAAAATTTGATGAATATATTTTTATTCTATTAAATTCATATATACTATTAATAATATCTAGTGATAATTCATTAATAATATCATAAATTGTATTAATATTATCATACTTAATTTTAATAGAATTAGTAAAATCTAATTTTTTTCCTATTAAAATTATAGTTTGAGATAAATTATTATTTGATAAATAAAAATCTAAATTCATATAATTAATTAATTTATTTAATCTTGAATCAGAATATATAACTTTTAATCCAGTGCTATATATTCCAGTATCTGATGATATATATTCTGTTTTTATTTCATATTTATTTGTTTCTGTAGTTGAATATAATATATATATATCATCGTAATATGAACTATTTTCTATTTTTATAAAATTAAAATTATAATTATTGCTATTACTTAACTCTACTATTGTATAATACTTATCAATATATGTTTTTGTTATACTATCATATTTTTTAAAAGTTGATAAACTTTGACTAAATGATATTATTGTATCAGAACTATATAAAAAACTTGTTATATCAAAAGTATGTGAATAATCATATGATAATAAATAATTTAAATTAAATAATATTTGTTGTAGTATAATAAAGTATTTATTACTAAATCTTCTTGTTAATGTATCATTACTATAATCGTAATATAATTCAAAAGGTAAATCTGTTTTCCTTCTAATATATTTGAATGAGGTATCAATAAATTCTAAATTTTCTGGTAAATCATATGATTCAATTAATACTAATTCATTAACTATAAAATTTTGTCCATAACTAGTAAATATTAAATTTTTTATAGTTCCATCTGTATCTAATACAATAGTTCCATATGCATTTATTCCATTACTATAACTTAAACAAAATTGCTGATTATCTGTATAATTAGAACTATTTGTTGATATGTTATATGTTATAATTTTACCATCTTCATCAACATTAGTTATCTTTAAAACTGCAAATTTATCTTTAGGTATAATTGTAGTATATTCACCATATGTTAATATGCAATTTTTATATAAATAATATTTTTGTATGCTATCAACTGTATAATTAGTTTTTAATAAATCATTTATTTTACTATAAAAATCATCTTCTATTGTTAAATTAGTTTTTTTATAATCATAAAAAATATTAGATATATTTATTTTTACTTCTTCAATTTCCTTTAGAACTATATTTCCAATTAAAGAAAAATTAGTAAAATCTATTGTTTTTAATTTATATGTAGTTATATTAGTTAATATTTCTTTTATTTGAGTTAAAGATAATTTAATAAATTCATTATTATTATCTAAGTAGAATTCTTCATTAAAAATAATATAATTATTATTATTTATTTCTACAAAATTTGGTTGTAGCCCATATAGTTCTTTATTTGTTAAATATGGTAGAATATTATCAGTATAATAAGTTTGTAATAATTCATTTATTAAATCAATATTTGTATTGGAACCTATTATTTGATCTAAATTAGTAATAATTATATTATAAATATTATTTCTTAAAGTTAAATATTCCTTATGACTATTTGTAAATAATGATTTATCAATTATACCAACTAATAATAATAAATTATAATTATATATTAATCCAGTATCAGAATCTAATATTTTTGTTTTTACTTGTGTTAAATCATACTCATTATTTTTTAAATTTATAAATAAATTATCTATTACTCCATTATCATTATTATATAATATAGTAGTATCTTTATGAGCATAACGTTTATGATAATCTCCTGTAGTATCAATTAAATCATTTTGTATAAATGTATCTAGTGTAGTAGTATTATATATTATATCTTGATATTCATCATAATCAGGATCATTATATTCAAAATATATATCTATTTTTTTTAATATTGACTCTCTTCTATCATAATTAAGTTCTAGTTTTTTTATATTCATTAAATTAATATTTTCAAAATAATAATTAAAATTAGAAGTCATTAATGATATTTGAGTATCAATATATGCTAAATATTCTGTTTTGTATTTAAAATCAGTTAATTTATCATCATTTAAACCATTTATATGTTTATTTATTTTATTTTTTGTTAATGTTCTCACTCTAGTTTCTACTTCATAATCTAATGTGCCAAAATTATCTTTATAATAATCTATAAGATACTTAATATCAGATCCTACAACTTCTTCAATATCAAATAAATTATCTAAAAAATTAGAATAATCTATATAATCTTCTTCAAAAATATTCATTACATGATAAATATCAAAATAATTTGTTTTGAGTTGATTATTAATATAAATATTGTATATATTTTCTAACTCAGATGGTATTTTTTCCATTAAATATTGTATAGATAATGTTTGAGAAATGTCATTATTACTTAATTTAATTTTTTTACCATCTAAAAAACTAATAAAATAATTATAATTAGACTCAAACATATTAAATATTTCATATAGTATTGTAGATGGTTTATGAAAAAAATTATAATTAATAATATTATATATTATTATTTGATATTTTTTTTCAATCCAAACTCCAGAAGCAAATTCATTAAATTGATAATTATCATATAATTTAATATTATTTAAATTATTTTCAGTATCAGAATATTCATATTTTTTTATTATATTATACACTTTATAATATAATTCTATAATTTTTTTAAATATTAGATCATTATATATATTATTATTTATAATAACACCACTTGCAGACACAACCTTATCTACTTTAATTATATTATATAAATGTATTAAATATATTAATATATAGTATGTAATACAATATTTCTTTTGATTAAAATATATATTACTACTATCATCTACTTTATATTCATCTAAAGAAGTTAATTTATAATTCTTATAATTATTAAAATTAGTTAAGTCTAATAAATCACTAGTAATATTTATTATTATACTATACTGACTACCATTTTCAGTATTAGATATATAATAATTAGAATATATACCTTCTAATTTCTCATCTATTAAATCACATAGATATATATATATATCTTCATCTAAATCATACAAAGTTTTACTAACTACGGTTAATTTTGTTAAATATGGTTCATTTTTATCTTTGAAAAGATAAAGTGTATCATTTGTATTAATATTAATACTACCAGCTAAT